CCGGCGCCGAAGGTAGCGGCGAGGTCAAGGTCAAGCTGGAGGCCTCGGAGTACCTCCAGAAGTTGCTCAAGCCCCAGGTCGAGACGACGGGCACGGCCGCCGGCGCGCCGTTCAAGAAGGCCGACGCCGGTCGGCGCGCGGTGGGGGTGATCGGCGGATGAGCTGGCGCGACCGGCTGAGGCGGCCGTCCTGGCGCGGGATCCCGTTCGACGTCCAGGGATCGGACTTCGAGGGGGGCCGGCGCCTGGCGGTGCACGAGTATCCGCAGCAGGACAAGCCATACGCCGAGGACATGGGCCGAGGCACGCGGCGGATCGTCTTGGCGGGCCTCGTGGTCGGCGACGACTACTACTCGACGCGGGACCTGCTGATCGAGGCGTGCGAGGAGCCCGGCCCGGGCGTGCTGGTGCACCCGCACTACGGCGAGCTGACGGTCTCGTGCGAGCGGTATCGCGTGACGGAGGACAACTCGACCGGCCGCATGGCCGTGATCGAGTTCACCTTCGTCGAGTCGGGCGAGGCCGCGTTCCCGGTCAGCTACCTGAACCCGGCCGCGACGGTCGAGGCGGGGGCGGACGCGGCGGCGGCGGCGGCCGGTGCGGACTTCATCGACCGGTTCCTGACTGAGGGCCCAGCGTGGATGCTGGCGCAGGCGGCGGCCGACCTGACCGCGGCGGTGGACGCGATCCGGGACCGGATCCTCGGGCCGCTGGCGGACGCCGTCGAGGAGCTCGAGGACATCACGCGCCAGCTCGACGTGATCGGCGACACGGCCGCGACGCTCGTCCGGACCCCGGGCGATCTGGTGTCGAGCCTGCAGGCCGTGATGGACGCGATCGAGGCGGTGGGCGACGCGGCCCTTGACGTGTTCACGGGCCTGACCGAGGACGCCGGTGCCGCGGCCAAGGACCCCGTTGGAAGCACGGACAACGCCGAGATCGTGGCCGGCAACAAGACGGCGCTGGACCGACTGATCCGGATCCAGGCGCTGGCCGGCGCCAGCGTGGTCGTCGCGGCGAAGGTCCTGACCAGCTACGACGAGGCGATCGACCTGCGCGATCTGCTGGCCGATCGGATGGCGGCCGAGGGCGAGGCGTCTGAGTCGGCCGACGTCGTGGCGGCGCTCGGCGATCTGCGCGGCGACGTGGTGGACGACCTGACCACGCGGGCGACGAGCCTGGCGCGGATCCGGACCCTGACCCCGACGGCTGTGCTGCCGGCGGCGGTGCTGGCCTACGACCTCTACGCCGACGCCTCGCGGGGCGACGAGGTCGTCACGCGCAACGCGCTGCCGCACCCGGGCCTCGTGCCCGCGCGGGCGCTGCAGGTGCTGTCGCGATGAGCGTGCTCCGCCTCGCACCGCAGCTCGTGCGCGCCGGCGATGTCAACGGCGACCAGGCGACGTTGGTCGTGGCCGGCCGCGAGTTCCGCGGCTGGACGCGCGTCGAGGTCAGTCGGAGCATCGACAGCGCGGCGGCGACGTTCGGTTTCGAGGCCACGGCGCGCTGGCCCGACGAGCCGAACCCGATCCGGATCCGGCCGCTGCAGGAGTGCCAGGTCTACCTGGGCACCGATCTCGTGGTGAACGGCCTGATCGACGCGGTCTCGCCGTCCTACTCGGCGACGAGTCACGCGATCCAGGTGACGGGCCGATCACTGACGGGCCAGCTCGTGGACTGCTCGGCGGTGGATGTGGGCCCGCAGCTCCGGGGCCAGACCGTCCTGCAGATCGCGCGACGCCTGGCCGCCGTGTACGGCGTCGGCGTGGACGCTGACGTGGACGTCGGCGACGCCGTCAAGCGCTTCGTGCTCGAGCCTGGGGAGACGGTGTTCGCGGCGATCGAGCGGCTGGCGCGCCTGCGGCAGCTGCTGGTCACGGACACCCCCGATGGCACGCTGCTCCTGACGAGGGCGGGGGAGACGCGGGCGTCCGGCGCGCTGGCGGCATGGTCGGAGGCCGTGACCGACGACCTGGACCGGCCGGCGCAGAAGCGGCCGGTGAACAATGTCCTCGAGGCTTCGGCGTCGTTCGACGCGTCGCAGCGCTACACGGAGTACCGGTGCCGCGGGCAGTCGGTGGCCGACGACCAGACGCATGGCGAGAGCGCGGCGCATCCGGACGCCACCGAGACGGACGACGGGCTCGACGTGCGGCGCGTGCTCGTGCTGACGGCCGAGGGCCCGGCCGACCGGGCGACCTGCCGGGACCGGGCGACCTGGGAGGCGGCGACGCGGGCGGGCAAGTCGGTCTCCTACCAGGCGACGGTGCAGGGCTGGCGGCAGACCGATGGCGGGGACCTCTGGCAGGTGAACCAGATCGTGCCCGTGCGGGACCAGATCATCGGCCTTGAGGCGGACCTGCTCGTCACCGAGGTGCAGTACACGCTCGGGCCCGACGGCACGCGGTGCGCGATGCGCCTGGCGCCGCGGCAGGGCTACCTGTCGGAGCCGCCGCGCAGGGCGTCGAAGGGGTCCGCGAACGTCGGCGCGTTCCGCGAGATCGCGACGGCGAAGGCGCAGAGCACGGCGGCGGGAGGTGCGCCGTGAAAGACCTCGCCCGCGCCCTCGGGATGATCATGCGCGCCGTCGTGACCCGCGTCACCGACAGCACTGAGGCCCAGGAGGTGCAGGGGCAGGTGCTGCGGGACGAGGTGCTCGACCTCGAGCGGATCCAGTCCTACGGCATGACGGCGGTCCCGCAGGTCGGGGCCGAGGCCGTGGTCGTGTTCCTCGGTGGGAGCCGGAGCAACGGCGTCGTGATCGCCGTCGAGGACCGACGGTATCGGCTGACGGGCCTGGCCGCCGGCGAGGTCGCCCTCTACGACGACCAGGGCCAGAAGGTGCACTTGAAGCGCGACAAGATCGTGATCGAGTGCAAGGCAGGCGGGACGATCGAGCTCGGCGAGGGCGCGACCGAGAGCTTCGTGCTCGGCGACACGTTCGCTTCCCTCTACAACGCGCACGTCCACCCGTCGCCCGCGGGCGGATCGACGGGCACGCCGACGGTCCTGATGGGCGCGGCGCACCTCTCGGCGAAGGTCAAGGGGGAGTAGATGGCCGTCACCACCTACGCTCTGACGTGGGACGCCGGCAACCTCGCGATCGCGGGCGTGACGGACCACGACCTCTTGCCGGCGGCGGACGACCCGCACGGCCTGGGCGTGACGCTTGGCGGGCTCGTGATCGTCTCGCTCCTGACAGACCGCCGGGCGGAGCCCGGGGACGTGCTGCCGGACGCCTCGGGCGATCCGGTCTACCGCGGCGGGTGGTGGGGCGACACGTACGCCGGCGAGGCCGATGGCGCCTCGAGCCCTGAGGGCGATCGGTTCGGATCCCGGATCTGGCTGCTGCGCCGATCGCGCGTGACGCAGGAGACGGTGCAGCGGCTGCGTCTCTACACCGAGGAGGCACTGGCCTGGCTGGTCGAGGACGGGATCGCCGGCAGCGTGGTGGTCGAGGCCGAGCGGCGGGACCGCGCCCGCGGGACTCCGTACATCGCCCTCGGCGTGACGCTGACCCGCGGCGACGCCACGCGGTACCGCGACCTCTGGACGCAGGAGGGGATCGGTGGCTAGCGCCCGCGACCAGATCGAGCGGCCGACGGTGCCGACGCTGATCGCCCGGGCGGTCGGCGACTACATCGGACGCGTGCGACGGCAGGGGGCGCGGATCCGCAGGTCCTGGCAGCGGGCCGTGCTCTACGGCCTCGGCCAGACGCAGCACGACCTGATCACGTTCGCACGGTGGGTGATCCAGCAGGTGTGGGCGGACGAGGCCGTGGACGATCGGCTCGACGTCCACGGCGACCTGTTCGGCGGGCTGACCCGTGATGCGGCCACGGCGGCCACGTCCGCGCAGCTCCGGTTCACCGGCGTCGCCGCGACGAACATCCCGGCCGGTACAGAGGTCGAGCGCCCGGACGGCGTGGCGTACACGACCGACGCTCTGGCGGTGATCGGTGCCGACGGCACGGTGGACGTGGCCGCGACGTGCAGCGAGACGGGGATCAACGGCAACCTGGACGCCGGCGCCGAGCTCACCCTGACCGCGGCGATCGCGGGCGTGGACCCGACCGCGACGACGATCGACGGGTTCGCGGGCGGGGCGGACGAGGAGAGCAACGACGGCTTCCGTACGCGCGTGATCGCCCGGATCCGCGACGAGGCCGAGGGCGGGACGGTCGAGCAGTACGAGGCCTGGGCTCGTGAGGCGCTGGCGGCGGTGCGGTCGGTGTGGATCGTGGTCGGTTCGGGCGATCTGAACCAGCGGACGCTCTACTTCACGGTCGATGGATCGGGGGCGGGGATCGTCCCTACGGGTGCGCAGATCACGACGGTCAGCACGTACGTGCAGGCGCGCCGGTGCCTGACGCAGGATCTCACTGTCGGCAGTGACATGACCACGACCTCGGCGCTGCTGACGATCAGCCTGGATCCGGATCCGGCGGACCCGGACACGGACACGAGCGACAACCGCACGGCGGTCGAGGCCGCGCTCAACGCGCTCTGGGCGCGCGAGGCGGGCAACCGCAACGCCGACGGGACGCTGACGATCGAGAACTCCAAGATCCGGAACGCGATCGGCGAGGCCGTGGACGTGTTCACGCTGACGGATGTGGACGGCGACGGGACCGGGCTGTCGGACGTAACGGCCTCTGAGCGGTCGGTGGTCGTTCACTCGATCACGTGGGTGTAGGGAGGGATCATGGCTACGACACCCAAGCGCGCGACAGGGGCCACCTACCGAGACGTCCTGCTGGGCCTGCTGCCTCGCGGGATCGCGTGGACGCGGATCACGACCAGCCGGATCGGGCTCTACCTGCACGCCATGGGCGACGAGCTGGCGCGGGCCCACAACCGCTTGCTCGACACGCTGACCGAGGCGGATCCGCGGACGGCGAACACGGCGGACTCGGCGACGAGCGATACCGGGTTCGGCGGGCTGCTCGAGGATTGGGAGCGGGTGCTGGGCCTGCCCGATCCGTGCACGGGCCTGGCGGTGTCGGACTACACGATCGAGGAGCGGCGGGACATCGCGGGGGCGAAGCTGGCCGCCCAGGGCGGCGCGACGGCGGCGTACATGATCGCGGTCGCTGCCCGGCTCGGCTACACGATCACGATCGACGAGCCGCTGGGGCCGTGGCGCTGCGACTCCAGTGGCTGCGACGAGCCGATCCGGGACGAGTCGTGGGCGTTCGCGTGGATCGTGAACGCGACCTACGACAACGAGGAGTACTTCCGCTGCGACTCGCCGTGCGACTCGCCGCTGGTCGACTACGGGACGGGCGATCTCGTGTGCACGCTCGAAGCGCTGAAGCCGGCGCACACGACGCTCCACTGGGTATTTACGGCGGCCGGACCATGAGCAGGCCGTAACGGAACGAGACGGGAGGCACGAAGCCATGCAGAGAGTCAGCTCGAGCACCAACACTGCGGTCCTTGCTGCTTACGCCGCGGGCGCCAACCCGCCGGGGTATTTCACCGACGGCAATCCGGGCGTCGAGGACGGGACGATCCCGGGGGCACAGTTCTTCAACCAGGTCCAGGAGGAACTGATCAACGCGATCGAGGACGATGGCCTGACCGCTGATGTCGCCCTGGATACCCAGCTCGCCACGCGATTGAACCCGCTCAAGGGGATCCTGACCGCCGCGGCGGATACGGGAGTCGACACCACGACGCACACGAACGCGATCATCGCGGGCGGCGGCCGGGCCAACGGCGCCGGCGCGGCGTGCGTGGCGTCGAGCGGCGCGGTGGCGTCGGGCATCGCGTCGGCGGTGATCGCGACGGGCACGGGCACGGCCTCGGGCACGGCCTCGGCGGTGATCGCGTCGGTGGTCGGCGCCGGCGCCGCGCTGGCGTCGGGCAGCCAGAGCCTCGTGGCGGCCAGTTCCGACGGCACGGCTTCGACGTCGCAGTCGGCGGTGATCGCGTCGATCGGTAGTGACGCGACCACGGGTTCCGAGGTAGCCACGATCGCTTGCAACGCGTCCACCGCGACGGGTACGCGCGCCGTCGCGATCGCAAGCAGCAGCGTGGGCGCGTCGGGGATCATGGCCGCGGCGATCGCCAGCGAGACGGCCTCGGTCACTGGCACGCACGCGGCTGTGATCGCGTCCACGGGCGCCGGCGACGCCTCGGGCAACGCATCGGCGGCGATCGCCTGCGATGGCACGTTCTCCGCGACGGGATCGGATTCGGCGGTGATCGGATCGGTCAGCTCGGCGGTCGACGGCAACAACTCCGTGCTGGTCGGTAGCCAGTTCGCGCGGCTCAACACCGCCAATTGTCTCGCGGCCGGTGCATTCGCGGCGGTCCTGGGCGCGGCGGGTGCGGATCGAGACCTCGCCTGGCGAGCGAACAACGTGACCGGCGACTTCGACACGATCGCCGGCGGCACGTTCAACACCGGCGCGCTGGACTACGCGGAGTACTTCGAGAACGCCCAGCCGGGCGTTCTCGAGCCGGGCCGCCTCACGACCCGTGAGGGCCGCAAGGTCCGCCTCGCGCAGCCGGGCGATCGGGTGCTCGGTCCGGTGTCCGCGGTCCCGGGCGTCGTCGGCGGGCGCCATCGGCTCGGCTGGGCCGGTCGCTTCCAGACCGACGAGTGGGGCCGGCCGATCAGCAAGCAGGTCGAGATGGTGCGGTGGCCCAAGCTGGTTCGGTCGACGGCCGCGCGGGTCGCCGCCGAGGAGGCGCTGCACGTGGCGCATACGCGGTTGGCCCGGGCGGGTGAGATCATGAAGGCCGCGCCACTCAACAAGGATGACCAGCGGCGGTACCTCCTCGGGCCGTCGGACGCCTACCGCGAGGCGCTCGCGGCGCTCAAGCCGTGGAAGCGCCCGCGGCAGAAGTGGCCCGCCAAGGTGCCTGAGAACCGGCACCTCTGGAACGCACTCGAGGCCGCGCAGGATCGGATGGCCGAGGCGGACCGGGCGATGCGGGCGGAGGTGGCTGAGCGGACGGTCGTGGCGCTGAACGAGATGGCCGCCGCGGAGGCCGCGCACGAGGCCGCGCGCCTGGCGCTCGAGCCCGTGCGCCGCGAGGTCGAGGTGGTGCGCGAGGCGTACTCCGGGCCGGTGGCCAGCGCGCCGCAGCCGATCCCCGAGGACGCGGAGTACGTCACCCGCGAGATCAGGGAGGACGTGCCCGACTACGATCCGAGCCGGGGCTACACGCCGCGCGACGAGCGGCCCGAGGAGTGGACCTGCGTCGGCCTGCTCGGGCAGATCCGGATCGCGGTGGACGCCACCGTCACGCCGGACAGCTACGTGGTCCCGGGCAAGGACGGGATCGGCACGCACTCGGCCAAGCCGGGCAAGGGGCGGCCGGTCGAGGCGATGGAGATCGTCGTGCCGTTCGACGCGGCGAAGGGGTACGGCGTGGCGTTGTGTCTCGTGGGCTAGTACAGGCAGCTCGGGTCGCGCAGGTCCGGCCCGATGTCGACGTGCGAGCCTCGGCGGTGCGCCTGCATGCGCAGGTGCGGCGCCGCACGCCGGGAGATCGCGCGAACATCGGGGTCACCCTCGGCGTTCGTGTACTCATCCCAGACGCCCCGGAGGTCGTTCAGTCGAATCTGAGCGTTGACGATGGCCTCGATCTCTCGCACGGAATCGTCCGTCAGCCGCTGGCCCCCGAGCCGCCGGAGCGCGATCCGGCCGCCGTGTTCTGCCACGTCAAGCACGGCCTCGGTGATGTCGGTTCCGTCGGGGCGCGAGACGTCGATCGGCGGGCTGTCGGACACCGCCAGATCCTGCGTGTCGTAGGGCGGGCCGAAGATGTCCTCGATGTTGAAGATCGGTGGGATGTTGCGCATGTCGATCGCCATGCGCCCAGCGTAGCACGCACCGCGGAGGGAGTGTAGCCCATGCCTGTGACCACAGGATTCGAGACGCCAAGCTGGGCGACGATCGTCGCGCGGACCGCGGCCGATTTCCGCACGAGGACCGGCGAGGACCCCGGGATCCCGAGGTCGTGGCAGTGGGGGCTCGTGCGGGTTACGGCCGGGGTGAGCTACGCGATCCACGCGCTCGCGGCCTTCATCGCCCGGCAGGTGATCGCCGATCGGGCCGACGATGCCGGCGTGATCCGGGGCGCCAAGGTGTTCGGCGTCCGTCAGCAGGCGGCGGTCAAGGCCTCCGGCAACGCGGTGTTCGCCGCCCTCGCAGGCACCTCGATCCCCGAGGGCACGGTGATGCAGCGCACGGACGGCGTGCAGTACGAGACGACGGCCGATGCGTCGGAGGCGGCCGGGACGATCATCGCGCCGATCGAGGCGGTGGTCGCCGGGAGCGCGGGCAACGCGACCACAGCGACCTCTGTCATCCTGCTGTCGCCGATCGACGGCGTCGACAGCAACGGCGCGATCCAGGCGCCCGGGATCACGAACGGCGTGGATCAGGAGGAAGTCGAAGGGCTGCGCGATCGGTGGGTGGACCGGCTGCGCAACCCGCCGCATGGGGGCGCCGCCCACGACTATCGCGCCTGGGCTCGCGCGGCGCTCGAGGCCGTGGACGCGGTGTGGGTGATCAAGGGATCGGTGGTCGGCGTCGCACCGACCCCGACGGCCGTGCCGCTCACCGTCTACTTCACGGTCGAGGGCGAGGGCGCGGCGGTGATCCCGACCGGCGCGCAGGTGACGACGGTCCAGGCGGAGCTCGACGACCGGGCGCCGATCGGTGCGGACCCGACGGCGACGGCGCCGGCGGCGGTGGCCCTGACGCTCACGATCAACGACGGCGCCGGTTACACCGCGTCCGACCGGGCGGCCGTAGAGGACGACCTGCACGCCCTCTGTGCGGCGATCAACCGGCGGCGGCAAAAGGACGTGAGGAATCCGCTGTACGCGGTGGGGTCGGCGCGGCTCTACAACTCCGAGATCCGCAACACGATCGGCCAGACGATGGAGGTCTTCACGCTCGATAGCGTGCAGGGCGATGGGACGGGGCTGTCGAACGTGACGCTCACGGCCGGGCAGGCGATCCACCTCGGCGTGGTCACGTGGGTGTAGCGGGTGTAGCGCTGTGAAGATCACAGTCGAGACGAACCTGAAGTCCATCGAGAAGGCGTTGAGACTGGCGCGCAACCAGATCCCCTTCGCGACGTCTTACGCAATCAACCAGGTCGCGGCCGACGTCCGCAAAGAGGTCAAGGAAGCGCTCCGGGACCAGTACACGATCCGGAACAAGTGGACCGAGGGCGGGATCCGGATGAATGCCTCGACCAAGAAGAACCTCGAAGCGGAGGTGGGATCGCTCGACCCGTACATGAAAGAGCAGGCCGAGGGCGGGGAGCGGCGGCCGGGCGAGGGCAAGGCGCGGGGATCGCCGTCCGGCCGGGCCAAGCGGATCAACGTGCCGGTCGAGGCGCGCAAGGCCAAGGGCCGGATCGTGAAGCGCAAGGACTGGCCGGGCAAGGTGATCGGCGACAGCAAGAACGCCCAGGGTGAAAAGGAGATGCGCGACGGCTACTTCTTCCAGGAGATGAAGTCTGGCGCGATCGCCCTCATGCAGAAGAAGATCCGGGGCATCATCTCGCGCGGCCCGCGCAAGGGCCAGCGCGGTTACAAGACCTGGTACAAGAAGCGCCGCGGGCAGAAGCCGCGCCGCGCGCCGGCCCGGGTCCTGTGGATCTTCGTGCGCCGTGTGCGCATGGGGCTCAAGTACAAGTGGAACCTCTACGGCAAGAGCCGTCAAGTGGTCGAGCGTGAGTGGCACAAGCGCGCCTCCGACGCGATCTTCCGGGCGATGACGACGGCCCGCCGGAAGGCGAAGGTCTAGGTGATGGACCTGCCATGCCCATATATGGTAGGTTCCGGGCCAGCAGGAGGCTTCCATGGGTTTCGGTCTCGGTAGAAGCTATCAGCAGGTGCTTTCCGGAGTGGCCGCCGCTGCCGTTCTCGCCGATCGGACTGCGACGCTGACCGGCGGAGGCGAGTACGCCCGGCACCAGATCGTGTGCCAGGCGGTCGGCGGGGAGTGGACGTTCGCGACGCAGCACAGCCCGGACGGTGGGACCACGTGGGCCGCCGCGGCGGCTGCGCTGGTCGTGGCGGCCGGCACGGCGGATACGATCTACCTGGAGGGGATCTATCCGAATGGGCTCCGCGTGGTCGCGACGCCGACGGCGGGTGGCACGGCCTCGTGCTGGCACGGCGCCTACAAGGACGCCGCCAGCGCGAACATCTACTAGGAGTCCCCAATGCCTGTCTACGGTGGATTTGCCCGGCCCAGCTTCCCGATCTCACACCGTCCGCCGCCGTCCGCCTCGGCCCGCGCGGCGCCCGCCAAGGTCCCGCCCAAGGTCGAGGACGTCGAGCCGGAGGCCGAGGCGCCGCCCAAGGCGAAGGGCCGTAAGGGGCGGAAGAAGGCCCGCGGGGGCGGGGCGTGAACGCCCTCCTGATCAACGGCGAGTGGCACCAGACGCCGTTCCCCGTCGAGAACCACGGCCCGTTCCCGGGCGCCCGCTCGCGCGCCGCCGGGGTGGTCAACTGCATCGTCCTGCACCAGTCGGTCACGCGGTCTCGCGAGACGACCGAGCGCGTGCTGCGCGGCAACGGCTACGGCGTGCACCTGCTGATCGACGAGCACGCCGCCATCCACGCCTACGGGGATCTCGCCCTCGCCTCCTACGGCCACGCGAACGAGCGCAACCGCTGGTCCCTCGGGCTCGAGATCGTCAACCCCTACACGAAGGCCCCGGCCGGCGGGCCGTGGGCGGCCCCGGTGCCGAGTCCGACCGCATGGCGCCGCCGCGAGGTGCCAGACACCGACGCGCAGCTCGACGCCGCCGAGGCGCTGATCCGGTGGCTGACGAGCCGGTCCCTGCCGGGCGCGCGGCCGGTGGAGATCCCGCTGGCCTGGCCGACCACGTCGCTGAGCGGCCCGACGCGCGGGCACCCGGCGTGGTGGGACCTGTCGGTCGGCGGGGTGATCGCGCACGGGCACCGGCCGAGCAAGCGGCCGGACGGATCGCGGGTCTCGGGGGTGCACGCGGACGCGCGGCGGACGGCGTGGTTGCTGCGGCGGCGGATGGAAGGGACGGAGGCGTCATGGACCTGAGCTCGTTCATCGGCCCCGGACTGACCGTGCTCCTGACGGTCGGGTCGGTGTTCTACGTCGCCGGGCGGCTGGCCCAGAAGGTGGACGATCTCGGGGGCCGGATGCAGGAGCGGCTGACCACGATCGACAAGCGCCTCGACAACCACGCCGAGCGGATCCGCGACGTCGAGATCAAGCAGGCCGGGCACCGAGATTGCGTGCCGGCCGCGGGCAATGGGAGGGCGACGTCGTGATCTCCCTGCTCCGTGACAAAGGGCGCCGCACCTTGAGCCTCGGTCGACTGCTGCTCGTGCTGGCGTTCCTCGGCGCCTTTCCTTTGACGTACCTGCACGGCGACGTGCCGTCGGGCTGGCTCGGGCTGATCACGATCTTCGCGGGCTACGTGCTCGGGTCGCAACACGTGGCGTCGCGGCTGGGCCGAGAGCCGCCGCCGGGCGAGGAGCCTGAGCCGTGACGTTCGACTCCGACGGTCTCCCGACCGCGCTCTGCTTCGGTCCGGACCGGTGATTCTCCGCGCCGTCTGGCACCGGTGCCGCGCATGGGTCTGGTATGCCGTGGCGGCGCTGGTCATCTTCCTGCTCGCCCGCCGGGCGCTGCGCCGGCCGGACCAGCGGGTGAGCGTGGGGCCGCTGTTTCGGCGCGCCCTCGACGCCCAGCACGAGGCCGACCTCGCCCGCCGGCGGCTCGAGGCCGAGCACGAGCAGCGGGTCCGGGCCATCCGCCGGGGCCTGGCCGAGCAGCTCGAGGAGCTGGAGCTCCAGGAGCTGGACCACCGGGCCCGCATGATCGAGGACGACAAGGAGCTGGTCACCTGGTGGGAGCAGCGGGCCCGCGACCTCGAGGTGGGGCCGCAGGACGGGAGCAACTGACCGTAGACGGGAGGGAACGATGGACGCGAAGGGAAAGACGCAGACGGCGGTGTGCAAGTTCGCGTGCACGGGGATCACCGATCACGGGCACAGCACCAGGACCGTGAAGCTCGAGACGAGGTACGACGACACGCTGCCGGATGACCAGCGGTTCAGCCGTGCGACGCCGTACGGAGCGATGGAGTTTGGGTTGCAGAACCCGGCGCTGGAGGGGTTCTTCGCCCCGGGGGCCACGTACTACATCGAGATCCGGAAGGCGGGCTGACGGTGGCTCAGTACAGGGAGAAGCCGGTCGTCGTCGAGGCGGAGCTCCACCGGGGCGCCCCGCTCAGCATCGCGACGCTCGAGGGCGACATGCTGGCGCAGGACGGCGACTACATCATCACGGGCGTGAAGGGCGAGCGGTACCCCTGCAAGCCGGACATCTTCGAGGCGACGTACGACCTCGCCGATGGCCCGCTGGACTTCGGCGGCGCACTCCGAGAGCTGAAGGCCGGCAAGCGGGTCGCCCGGGAGGGCTGGAACGGCCGGGGCATGTTCCTCGCCTACATGCCGGGCTTCACGATCCCGGCCGGCATGGTGAACGGTCGGACGGCGAAGTACGTGCCGGCGGGGCAGGACGTCGAGTGCGGGGGCTACATCGCGATGTGGACCGCCCAGGGCGTCTGGCAGCCCGGCTGGCTGGCGAGCCAGGCCGACATGCTCGCCGAGGACTGGATCGTCCTGGACGGCTGATGCTCCCCCTCCTCGCCGCCCTCCTCCTCGCCGCCCCGCCCTGCGACAGCCCGGCCCTCCGGCCGGCGCGCTGCCCGGTGCCGCCCACCTGGGTGTGCCTGCCCCGGGAGCTCGCGGCCGCCGAGGCCGCCCGGGTCGACGCCGACCGGCAGCGGTGCGAGGCCCGGCTCGACGCGGCCCGCGCGGAGGCGGACTCGGAGCTCGCGCTCGAGCGAGGCAGAGCGGAGGCGGACGCAGCCGCGGCGCGCGTGCAGCTCGCCGCCGCCGCCGACCTGGTCGAGCAGCTCGAGCGGCGCGCCCACGAGCTCGAGGACCGGCCGAGCACCGGCGAGCTGGTGGTCTGGACGGTCGGGGGCGTTGCGGTGGGCGTCGGTGTCGGGGTTCTGGTCGGGTGGGTGGCGGGGCTTTAGGGCTCCGCGCTGCCGGGGCGGGCCCAGTAGAAGGCCATCCAGCTTCGGCCCTCCTCGCCAATCGGGTCCCACCCGCTGATGCGGGCGACGCCGCCGGGGGCGAGGCGCCCGTCCCGGAGCTCTGGGACCACCTCTCTGAGCCTCTCGCCGCCACACATCATGTTGTCGGCCATGAACCGCCTCATGTCGGTTCCAGGGGGGACGACGAACACGGGGACCGGCTCCCCATCCGCCACGCCCGGCGGGGGCTGCGGCGGGCCCTCCTTCAGCTCGATCCTGCGAGCGCTCGTCCGCCCGAGTCGCACGCACTGATCCCATTCCTCGTGACTCATCGGCATTCTCTTCTCTCCTCCCCCGGACGCGCCGAGGCTACGTGTTCTGCTCTCGCCACGTTCGCTGAAGCTCCTGCCTCAGCATCATCGGGCCCACGTGCGACTGCCCAAACAAACGCTGTGACAGCCACTCCGACTCCTGCGGGCTGAGACTCGTCGTCGGCCCGTCCGGAGTGACATCGCGGATGGCCTCGAGCACGGCCCGCTCGACCTGCTGCCGCTCGTCGCCGGGCAGCCGTGCGACGTCCACGCACGCGGCGTGGAGTTCTTCGTCCCACGGCTGCACGCCGGGCTCTCCGGACGTGAGGAGGCCGTACGGCACGTTGAGCCACGACTGGCGGTACACTGGTCCCGCTCGCATGACGCTAACGCGGACGCGCCAGCCGAACCAGCCGATGCCCGGGGTTACGTCGTGAACGATCGCGAATGGTCTCATCGCGACACCATGCAGATGACGCTGGGCTCGTCGCCCAGCACGTCCCACTCGTGCTCGGACAGCCGCTGTCGCAACCTTCCCTGTTCCCTGGCCCACGACCAGGGCGTCCGGCCGGAACCGTCGCCGCCCAGGCACATGCGCCGCAGTTCGGCGTCGGTGAGACGCCGGCTGACTCCGGTCGGCCCGAAGGCCCCGGCGCCGGCAGCGGTCGCGTCGCACGTGATGTGCGCCGCGCCGTGGCTGTCGAAAAAGATTCGCGCCATGCTATTGCTCCTCTCCCCCGGACTCACCGGGGTTACGTGTCTGACCTATGCCGGCTCATCCTGGAGAGCGCGGGCGCCGGCCGGCGTTATGGCGACACGCCACCAGCGCATACCGATGGGCTGAAGCCGGGCGAAGCCTCGGTTGGCAAGGGCCCGATCCATGGCATCCACGCCGAACGTATCGATGGTTCGTTGGCGCAAAGCGCGGAGGCGCGTGTAGTGGCGCTCCTCCAGGTCGGTCGGGCCGAAGCGACATGCGATGCTGTGCTTATCGCCGTAACAGCAGCGAACTCCTCGCCGGTCCTCTCGCACGCACTGTGTTTCAGTCGCAGCCATGGGTTTCCTCCGCGTGTACCTGCACGACTCCGCGAGCGCCCCGAGCCGCCTCGCCGAGCCGTTGCTGGCTCCAGCCGAGCTTGTCCCGGATCCAGCGGATCTCTTCGCCGGGGGTCATCGAGTCATCTCCGAGCACGTCCGCTCCAGTCGCCGCCGGGCCCGCTCGGCCCGCGCTGCCTGCGCCGTCATGGCGTTCGCGTCGGCGCCCGTGCAGCGCATGTGCTGCAGTCGCGCGGCCTCGTCGAACGCCGCGTTGGCGATCGCGAGGAAGGCGGCTCGGTTGTGCTCTAGCGTCTGGTGCATGGCTTGATCCCCTTGTGCCTGTGCGACTCCGCGAGCGCCCCGAGCCGCCTCGGGACGCCCACGCAGGCGTCAGGAGCCTGCTGGCGTCCAGCCCCCGAGCCGCACGCGCACGATCTTCCACACCCGCCGCCCGAGCCCGCCGGTGGGCGGCGCCGGCGTCACCTCGCGCAGGAAGGCCGCGAGCCAGCCGCCCTCGGGCACGGGCTCGGCCTTGGTCTCGTTGAGCCACGCCCGCAGCGCCGCCGCCGGATAGGCGGCGGGCTCGTCGAGCAGGCCCACGAGCACGATGTGCGGCTCGTGATCGTGGGTCACGTGGTAGTCGATGACGTGTGCGCCGCCGTCGCCCGGGAACAGTCGCTCGCGCAGCTCGAGCACGAGCCACTGCGTCTTGTGGGTCTCGATGCGCATCGGTCAGCCCTGCGCCGCCGCGTCGGCGATGACCCGCGCACACTCGGCCCGGGCCTCGTCGTCGCCGTCGAGCGCCCGGTCGCAGAGCGCGACCTGCGCGTTGTCGCCGGCGGACCCGGCCTCGTCGCGGAGAGCCTCGATCTGCTCGTCGGTGATGTCGAACTCGTCGCAGTCCGCGACCGTGACGCGGAGCCGCCAGTCCATCGTGTCGTCGTCGTGGCTGGCATCCCAGACGTCGAAGTAGTCCGCGTCCCCGTGGTTCACGTAGCTGTAGTCGTAGTCCGCGACCCCCGCGTCCACGAGCGCGTCGATCAGGTTGGTCCCGGCCGGCAGCTCGACGTCCACGATGCGGTTCTCGTTTCGGCTGGTCTTGATGGCGGCGGTGATGCTGGTCTCGATGGCCTTGCTCATGTCGTCCTCCGTGTGCTGGGTTGCGTTGCTCACACCCGGAGAGTACGCCAGGGCCGAAACCCCCGCAAGACGGAAACGTAACGCTACAGTGTAAGACTTATAACTCGGCAGGATGGAAGGCGGAAAGCAGCGCTCGCAGGTCCGCGATCCGGGCCGCGTGCCCGTCCTCGGGTGGCTGCCAGCGCGCGCGGGACGGCGAGGTGTCGCCCGCGTCGTCGGCCTCGGCCTGTCGGAGCCAGCACGCGAGGGTGTTGCGTGTCGCCCCGAGCCGGGCCGCGATCACGCTCATCCGCACGCCGGCCGCGTGGAGCTGGCGCACGACGTCTCGTAGCTCTTGGGCGCGGGTCACGGCCGGCTCCAGTAGGATCCACTGGGGAGCGCGTCCCCTCGAGCGGCCCGCACCTCGAGCCACTCCGCCGGGAGCAGGGGCCCCTTGTCCGAGTTGCACGGCCCGCACGCGGGCTCGAGGTTCGCGGCGGTCCAGGGGCCACCCCGGGAGGCAGGCAGGATGTGGTCCACCGTCGTTGCCGGGGCCACCCCGCAGTAGGCGCAGAGGCCGCCGTGCCGCTCGAGCACCTGGGCGCGGATGACCCGCTCCTCCCGGCCCGAGCCCCGCGTAGGGCGCCTGCGGCGGACGGAAACGATAGGCGCGGGGCACGCCCACGAGGGCGCGATCCGTAGCCCCGTTGCCGGGTCCTGGCGGTAGACGGTCACGAGGTCAGATTACGCGAGCGGAAAACGTCACGCAAGAGCTTGACACCGCCCCGAGCCAGGAGCAATGTCCATCCCACGGGCGCGCGGCCCCATTTGAACGCTGACGGGAAACCCGAAGCCATCCGCGCGCTCGCTTCCGGGTCATCGTGCCCGGCCCCATTGGACGCCTCGGGTTTCGGCTCGGGGCGTCGTCATTTGGTGGTCCGGATCCCGCGGGCGAGCGCCGCCACCTCGGCGCGGTAGTACGCCGCCTCCCACTCCTGTCGGCCGTGTCCGGTCCCGCGCTCGCCGCCGAGCGACGCCACCCGGATCCGGCAGCGATCCAGCGCCCCCCCGAACGTGCAGGCGTAGGCCGGATGGATCGGCAGGTCGTAGCGTTCGAGGTAGGCGAACACGTCCGCGCCGGACCAGCGCGCAAGAGGGGCGCAGGTCCGTTCCGTCGCCACGCCCCAGCGTGCCACGCGCAGCCGCCGCTCGCGCGATTCGTCGGCCCGAACGCCCGAGACGTAGCGGTCGCCGAACCGCCTGCCGGCCTCCGCGTAACCGCCGCGTCGGGCGCCGGTCGCGAGTTGACCGCCGTCGTCCTGGTGCCCCGACCACACCTCGTGGTACTCGCCCGGCCAGCGCGCGAGGAACGCATCGCGCACGGCGTAGCAGTCGGGGTTGTCGCGCGCCTCCGACAGGCGCACCCACACGAGCGGCAGATCGGGCGACACCTGGCGCGCCAGGTGCGCGACCACCACGCTGTCCTTCCCCCAGCTCACGCCGACGTAGCACGGCCCCGCCGCCGCGAACGTCCGCAGCGCATCCAGCGCCGCCGCCTCCCGCCGGGCGAGCGCCGGGCTCTGCGCTAGCCGCCGATCCAGCGCTGCCCACCGCTCCCAGGCTGCGAGGTCCGCCGCCGTGTGGCGAGGGCTCGGGATCAGTCCCACGCGGGCTCCACGCACGTCACCTGCCGCGCCGGGTGCCAGTAGGGCGGCCGGATCCCGCGCAGGCTAGTCCGCCCCTCCCGGTAGCCCTCGGGCATCCACCGCCGGGCGAGGATCCAGTCCGCGTCCACCTCGGGCGCCTCGTCCACCGCCCACCGGAGCACGCGGCCGAACCCGAGCCCGCGCTTGCTGCCGATGGAGTGCACGGCCTGGCTCCGGCCCTCTGCGTCGAGTCGCAGGTACCGCCGCCGGATCTCCTTGCTTTTGCCGATCACCCACCACTTGAGCGCCGAGCACTGCACCGTGGGCAGCGTCAGGTCGTAGGCCTTGGTCGCGCCCGCCGAGACGGTGACGGACGGGGCGTCGGTCAGCTCCGCCATCGCATCGGTGTCGGGCATCTTCCGGATCTCGGCCCGGCCGTAGCGGACCTCGCCCACCGGCAGCGGCTCAGTCACGACGTAGCCCCACAGGTCGCCCACGCGCCACTTGGCGAGCCGGAGCCCCACCTCGGCGGGCCTCGGGTCGTGCCGTTCGATCTGCTCGGGCCGCTCGTCGCCAAGCATCCGGAGGCGCTGGACGGCGAAGATGCCGTCGATCTGCGGCAGGTCCCCGATCCGCACGAGGATCCGCTCGGCGAGCGTCGCCGTGATGGCGAGCGGGCGCGTGCCCCGGTCGTGGTCGATGATGACCCTCATGCGGCCTCCTGCAGCATGGCGCGGATCTCGGCCGCGTGCTCGCGCAGGTGCTCCTCGTAGGCGACGAGCTCGGGCGGCCGGGCCCCGGGCGCCACGGGCCGCAGGTCCGAGGGTCGCTCGGCAGGGCGGGCGAACGTCACGCCGCGGAACTCGATCGCCGCACGGCCCCACCCGTGGCTCTCGCGGGCGCCGAGGTGGAACAGGGGCCGGCCGTCGGCGTGCTCCCCGATGCACCACCAGGACAGGGCCGCCACCAAGGCCGCCCGCTCGAGCGCGTCGAGGCCGCGGTAGTGGATGTCACCCCAGAATCCCGCGCCCGTGACCAGGATCTGGTGCTCGTAGATCGCCTGCAGGCTCTCAGGGTCTCCCTCGGACCGCTCGCCGCGGCGGCTCTTGGCGAGGCGCTTGGATGCGTCATCGTCCAGGGCCTCACGCTCGGCGGCGGGTAGCAGGCGCCGCACGTCGTCGTCCCCGAGCGGGCTCTTGCGGGTGGACATGCAGTCGTCCACCCACACGCCGAACGGGGTGCCGGAGCGGCCGTCGTCGCGCACGTCCTCGGGAGCCCGCCAGCGGTTCTCGGCGCATACCAGGTCGAGGTCTGACACCATCAGCTTGCCTGCCGGCATGCGGTTGCCGGCGCTGAACCCCATGAGGGCAAGCCCTGGCACCAGCTCCGCGAGGCGCCGCGCCTGCCGGAGGTTGACCGAGCTGCCCGTGGCCGAGAGCGATCCGCCGCTCATCAGCAGGTGGACGGCGCCGCGGGACAGCGATCCGTCATCGATCCCAGCCGTCCGGATCGCGTGCCAGGCGGCCGACGCCCGGATCCTATGGCGCACCGAGTTGGCCGAAAGGTACGGCACGTCGTACCGCTCGCCTGTCTCGGGGTCGATCACGGGCTTGGTCCGGAGCATCGCGGTCGTGCCGCTGCTCCCTGCCCCGTGGTGGAATGGCTGCAGCAGCGTGACCCGCAGGTCCACGCGCCCGGTCTGTCGGTCGATCATGATGCTCCTCCCTCGTGCTCTGCCCTCTGTGCTTCACGCATGGCGTCTCGGAGCGCCCGCGCTTCCACGATGATCCACTCGGCCTCTTCCCGGCACAACCGGAAGAATCGTCGCAGGTCGGCCGGGTTGCCCAGGTACTCCGCCACGTGCCCCAGCTTGGCCCCTCCCTCGGCGCTGTAGGTGTCGATCTGCAGGTGGCGGGCGAGCCGGGAAGCGAACTGGCTCCACGATCCGGCCGCGTTAGCCGCCGCGCGGAGTGCCGTCGTCGCCCTCTCCCACCACTTGCGCGGGTCGATCTTCTGTGTGCTGGCGTCGCGCATCACCGCCAGCACCACCTCCGCGGCCATGCTCCGCAGCGTGTCATCGGTCATCGGTGAACTCCTCGGCGTGGTCACGCTTCAGCGCCCACGCCAGTAGGTAGACCAGAGGATCGCCGCGGTGGGTCCGCAGCGCGTCCAGGTGGCGGCGGGCGGCAGCCCCGAGGCGCATGCACGCCCCGGCGTCCAGCCGCCCGCTCGTGATCGTGTCGGCGTCCACGCCAGCCGCCCGCAGCGCCGCGACGTGCGGCAGCAGGACGGGCGCCTCGGCCACGTCGAGTACGCTCCGCTCGACCAGCACCCGGGGGCGCCCGCCGGCCGGCACAAGGGGCGCGAACGGGACGCACTGCGCCTGGCCCGAGACGGCGAACGACGCCGACCAGGCGCACGGCGGCGGGGCCAGCAGGCAGCGCAAGAGGGGCCGCAGGTCGCTCCGGTTGGCGCACCAGGCTCGGGTGCCGCCGTCGGGCGCAGCCGGGTGGATGCGATCGGGCACGGCGCCGTCCTCGCGCCAGAGCACGCAGTAGAGCCGCCAGGTGTGGAGCGTCGCCGAGCTCCGGCCGCCCATCGTCCACGCGCACCCCGCGCAGACGCGATCGCTGCCGGTGGCAGCGCACTGGTCGTGAGCGGTGAACACGTCCGACAGGGCCTTGCGCCGGGGCAGGGTCGCCGGCGCTTCCCAGCCGCAGACGTAGCAGACGCCCGGGCCGCCGGCGCCTGGGGGCTTGGGCCGCCCCGCGTCCAGCCACAGGCGCCCGGAGAGCGTGGGGGGCGGGGCCTCGGCGCGGACCGCGGGCGGCTCCGGCGGGGGCCTGGGGGCCGTGTAGGATAGGAGGTCGAGTTGTTTCACGACTCCCCCCGCGCCAGCCGCACGACCGCCTCCTCGGCCGCGCGTTTGGCGGCGTCGAGGTCGGGGGCGGTGCCGGAGTCGGAGGCCAAAACCGTGCCGGCGTCGCTGTCCAGTACCCTCCACTGGCCGCTCGCGGCGGCGCCGAGCTGCAGCGAGCGGCCGTCGGTCGAGTACGCACCCGCCGTCGCGATCCCTACCCAGTAGCCCTGCCACTCCGTTATCGCCACCTGCCCCGGCCGGAGCCGGACGAGGGGCGCGTCGCGCTCCGCCTCCAGCTCCGCCACGCGGGCGCGGAGGCGGTCCACCTCGTCGCAGAGGGCGATCATCTCGCTGAACCGCGCGTCGCCGCGTCGCGCTCGGTCCCGAAGCGCCGTCGTGTCCATGCTCAGTCCTCCACCGGCCGCCCGGGCGCCGGGCTCGTCCCTGCCAGTTGTCTCTCCAGCACCTCGATCTCCAGCAGGAGCTTCCGACTTCTCCGCCGCCGTCTCCCGCCGGGGCGCGACCGGGGCCTCGGGCTGCACCACCTCCGGCACGGCAAGGTAGATCCGCCCCCCGCGCCCGGCCGGCCGCTCGTAGTGGCTCGCCGGCGGCGGCACCACCCCGCGGCGCGCCCAGCCCTGGAGCGTCACCAGGCCGTAGCCGAACGCGGCGGCGAAGTCGCGCAGGCTGTAGCGGCGGTGGGTGGTCACGCCGCCCTCCGGAACTCGATCACCCACACCCACGGGTTGTCCGCCCAGGCGGCGCCGGGCTTGGGCTTGAGGCTGTCCCATACGGTGGCAAAGGCCGCTCGTGGTCCGGCCAGGCTCGTGTCCGAGAGCGAGCTGGCCGGCATGCACCACAGATCCCGGCTGTCAGGCATGCCCTCAGCGACGGCATCCGCCTGCGTGATCGCCCGCAACCGCTCGACCCGGACGCCGGTCACCTCCAGCGTCAGGCGGCTGGCCCAGCGGGGCATGTGGATGGAGGGGCGCCAGCGGAACGGCTCAGCCAGGGCCCAGTCCGGCAGATCGGGCTCGTCGTCTGTGGCGCGGTACAGGCGGTAGGGGTCGTAGGGCCAGCCGCCGGGCGCGCAGTCGCCGCGCTGGACCAGCGCCCACGTCTCCCGCACCCACAGCCGATCGCCGGGGGCGCCGTAGGGGCACTTGCCGAGCGACTGCCGCACCACGCCGCCGACGGTCAGAACCCACACACCATCGGGGCAGGCTACGATGGCGGACTCGTCACGAGCCGCCTCCCACCTGTCCGGCTGCACGCGCAGCAGCCGCCGCGTCTGCGTTTTGCGGTCCTTCAGCGTCGACCGGACCAGCGGCCCGGACATGAGGATCGGTCGCTCTGTCACGGCTCCCCTCCCACCGCCCGAACGAACGCCGTGAGTGCGGCCCGGGCGATGCTCTCGGGGGTGCCGTCGTGGTCCGCCGCCTGCACGTCCCCATGGCGGCCAAGAACCACAGTCACGTGGTCGTCCCAGACGCACGTGTAACGGCCGGCGCCGATAGCCCAGATCGCCACCGCCATCAGCACCCCGCCCGGCGTCCGGTCCTCGCCGGTGCCGTTGCAGGCGGGGCAGTCGTGGCAGCACGAGCACGACGCCTCGCGCGTGGGCCAGGTGCCGTGCACGTCGGGGCACGAGTCGCACCAGAGGCCGGTGCCGCGGCAGGTCGCGCACTCCAGCAGCCGCAGTCCGAGGGCCTGGGCGCGGGTCAGTAGGTCATCCACGAGCCACCTCCGGCTGCACCGGGATCATGTGCTGGCACTGCTCGCCGGTCCGCAGGGGCACGAACCACGTCGCAGGTCCGTCGTCCCGCTGCCCGGCGAGGTACCGCAGGCAGCGATCCCGGGTCGAGCAACGCGTCCCCGAGCAGCGGGCGACGTCGCGGGGAAGGGTGTCATCCATCGTCGGCCTCCACCCCGCCCGGCAGGTGCGGCGCGGCCAGCTGCATCCACTCGGCGTGAAGCGCGTCCCGCTCTGCACGCGCCTCGTCCCGCTCCCGCTCCAGCATGACGTACCCATCGCCGCGTGCCCTGTAGCACCTGATGGTGCCGGCCACGACCTGCGCCGGCGTGGCGTCGGTCGCGATGCCGGCGGCCTGGCGGAGCGTGTCCACGAGCGCGCTCCACGCCGCAAGCGCATCGGCTGACGCGCGGACGCTCGCACGCAATGCCTCGGCTTCGGCGAGCGCCTCGTCCCGCTCCTGCTCTGCCCGCTCGACCACTGCCAGTCCGTAGCCGTAGACCGCGGTGTGAATGCGGTCCTCGGCCCGTGCGCTGAGCCCCAGGTCCTCGGCCGCCCGCCGAGCCACCGCGCGGGCGGTGTCGGGCGGCGTACCGCGGCAGGCTTCGTACTCGACCAGTCGGGCCTCCGCCCGCAGCCGGCCGGCGCGCTCGCACGCGAACAGCACCCCCGTCATGGGCTCGACCCCGTACCGGGCCATCCAGGCCCTCTCGCAGCCGGCGGTGGCCGGGTCGGCGACGGGCCGCCCGCACACGTCGCAGGTCTCCGTCACGGCGTCACCTCCCCGCGGCACTGGCAGCCGGCCCCGGCCACCGCCTCGCGGTACGTCTCCAGGTTGTAGTACCGGAACGCGGGCTCGTGCCCGTGCACCGACACGTAGGCGTCCAGGTTCTCCGGCGTCACCGGGCCGTGCCAGGCCGGCAGGGCTGTGGGCAGAGGCGCCGAAGGTGGAGCGATCAGGAGCGGGGCCGGCGCAGGCTCCTGCCGCTGCGGCTCCTGTCGCTTCGGCTCCTGCCGCTTCGGCTCCCAAGGCACAAGCCGCCCGTGCTCGTCGTAGACCGTCTTCACGCCCTTGTACCAGCGCCGCATCAACGCCGGCTCCGCCTTGACCGGCACGTCCGGGCAGAGCCGCTTGAGCTCCTCCAGCATGATCTCGGCGAGGCGGTGCGCGGCCTCGTGCGCCGTCGCCTCCGGCACCTCCGCCAGGATCTCGTCGTGGATGAACGCGACCGGGCGCGTGCCGTACAGCGGGGATCGGCCCGTGCCTCCGCAGGCCTCGCAGTGCGCACGCGCCGAGGGGTTACCGCAGGAGCACACCCCGAGGTAGCACTCCTTCGCCACGCGGTAGCAGGCCGCCTTGCCGGCGTGCGCGACGGGGTGCTGGAAGCCGTGGTTGCAGCCGTCGGTGTAGCCGACGTCGCCCCGAACGAACCCGGTCCGCTCGACCACGTACGTAAACCGTCCGCCGCCCTCGTTCGTCCGACGGCTGATCTCGCGGAAGTAGTACTGCATCTCGGGGAACCGGCCGAACCAGGATGCCTTCGACTCCGCCGCGCGCTCGGCGGTGATCTCGAGGCCGTAGGTGGCGCGCGCGAACGCGATGAACGCGTCGTCGCCGAGGCCGCCCGGCCGGCCGAAGTTCTCGGCCTTGCTCAGCGTCCGGTGCTCGTCGAGTTCCTTGTCGCCCGCCTCGTACCTGGCGACCGCCTCCTCGTAGGTGATCCCGAGGCGGTGGGCCGCGGTCTCCAGGTGGGGGTCTCGGCCGGCGTTCAGGGTCTCGGCCAGCTCCGAGTGCCCGAACCAGTCGACGAGGAGCTGCGCGAGCGTGCGCATCTCGGCCGAGTTCCAGTCGACCGAGCAGAGCAGGGTGCCCGGCCGGGCGATGTAGCACTCGCGCACGCCCGGCCGGCGCGGCTGGTTCTGCAGGTTCGGGCCCCGACAGCTTGTCCGGCCCGAGGCGACGAGCACGTTGAAGCGCGCGTTGATCGGCCGCCGGGTGCCCCGCTCGAGGATCGGGACGTACGTGCTCAGCTCCTTCGCGTCTTCGCCGATGTCCGCCAGCAACTGCAGGTCCGGATCGCCCGACTGCCGCAGGGTGTCCGCGTCGATCCGTACCCCGCCGCCCGGTGTCCGCCGGTTCGGGTCGGAGTCGATCACGTCCTGCCCGAACGCCTGCACCACCCGGGCCTGGATCGCCTTCGTGTCCTTGCTGCCGTCCGGCCGGACCAGCCCGGCCTGGACGAGCTTGGCGTTCGCTGCCTCGACGTGCGCGGTCAGCGTCGCCTTGAGCGACGCCACGGCCTCGGGATCCGTTCGCAGGCCCCAGGCGCCCATGAGGTGCAGCGCCCACGCCGCCCGGCACTGGTCCGCCAGCGTCGCCGGCGTGCCGTGATCGTATTGCCGGGCAGCGACCCGGTAGGTGTACGCCGCGTCCAGCCGGGCGTACTCCCGCGCCGCCTCCGGCCACGTGTCGATCGGCACGCCGTCGAGCTCGTGGTAGCGCAAGCGCCAGACGTCCGGCCCTTCCTTCCCCTCCACCTTCTCGCCGAGATGCTTCTCGACCAGCTCGGCCAGGCGGAACTTCGGCGGCCGGCCGAGGGCCGGGTCGAACCCTAGGCGCCCGAGGGCGATCAGGTGGAGCATCTCCACGATCCCCGTGTCGATCACGCGGTCGGCGTCGTAGGCGCCGAACACCAGAGGCAGGAGGCTCGGGTCGGCCTCGCACACCACGCCGAAGTCGTAGGCCACGTTGTGCCCGACGAGCACGACGGTCGGGTCCTTGAGCTTTTCCCGGATCCACCGTAGGCCCTCGTCCCGGTCGAGCAGCCCGTTGCCCGCGCCGTCGCACCACGACAGGCAGACGAGCCGCGGCGCCAACCTCCCCGGGGCGATCAACCAGGTCTCCGTGTCGAACGCGATCGGTCTCACAGGACACCTCCGAACAGTCCGAGCTGACGGTCCGCAGCGTCGAGGTTGCGAAGGGCGTGCGCGTAGTACTCGGGCTTGAGCTCGACGCCGACGAAGCGTCGGTCACACCGGAGCGCCACCACACCCTCTGAGCCGATGCCGGCGAAGGGGCTAAACACGACCTCTCCAGCGTTGCTGTAGAGCCGCACGACCCGCTCGATGAGGTCGAGCTGCAGCGGGCACATGTGTTTCTCGTCACGGTCCGATCGGGCCTGCTCGACGTTGAGCACGTTCGTCTGGTCGATCGTCATCCAGACCGGCGAGGCCCACTCCTGCCACTGCGCGAGCGGGAAGCTGTCCTGCGTGTGGGTGACCGGCACGACGTCCTCGCCCTCGGCGGCCCAGCGCCGGAAGTAGAGGACGTACTCGGCAAGCCCCATGCGGCTGAACGTCGAGTCGGACCGGAGCTGCTTGTAAAGCAGGCCGTGCGCCTTGGTCCGCTGCATCTCGACCACGGGCGACTTCCACACCGTGCACCGAGAGTGGTACTTCCACCCCTTCGACTCGTGCACGCGGATCAGATCGCCGGGGAAGTCGCGCAGCCCGGCCCGGCCGGCGCTGCCCTTGTAGTCCACGAGATCCTTGCAGTGCACGGCGCAGAGGCGGCCGGGCTTAGTGATCCGGAGCAGCTCCCCGACGAGGAATCCGTAGTGCTCCAGGAACTCGGCGTCGTTCGCCGCGTTGCCCATGTCACGCTCCGAGGCGGAGTACGTGTAGAGCGACGAGAATGGCGGCGAGTAGACCGACAGGTCCACGCTCTGGTCCGGCAGGCCCCGGATCACCTCCACGGAGTCGCCGTTGTAGAGACTCCACTGCGGCCGATGGATCTGATCCAGCACGTTCATCCCGCCCTCCTCCGGTGCCAGATGGGCAGCGCCATCGGCGTCGCAGCGCGGTAGCGGCCCGAGGCCGCGACCCGCTGCCGGTTGCGCAGCGCGGCCGTGAACATGGCCGCCTTCATGGCGTCGAAGTCCTGCCGCTTGCGGTCGAGCACGGCCCAGACGGGGCGCTCGGTCTCGGCCATCACGACGTGCACATGCACGGGCCGCCGCTGGCCGAAGCGCCAGGTGCGCCGGATCGCCTGGTAGTAGCTCTCAAAGCTGAACGTGGCGCCGACGAACGCCACCCGGGCGCAGTGCTGCCAGTTGAGGCCGAACCCTGCGATCTTGGGCTTGGTAACCAGAACCTGGATCCGACCCTCGGAGAACCCAACGAGTCGATCCTCCTTCTGCGCAAGCGAGTCCGATCCGCGGACCTCGACCGCCGCCGACCCGAGCGCGGCCATGAGGGCGTCGGCTTCGTAGTCGGTCTCACACCAGACGAGCCAGCACTCCTCGGGCTCCGCGGCGACGAGCTGGGCCACGCGCGCCGCCCGGTCGGCCGCCGTCCGCCGCCGCTCGGCGTGGATCGAGGTGGCGTTCATCTCGACCTGCCGAAACAGCGTGCGGCTGCCCTCGTCGGCGTAGAGGTTCACGTCCACCGTGTGCACGTGCGTCTGTAGCGCGGGCAGCACGTAGCCCTCGTCGGCGTAGTCGCCGAGGTCCGACGGCCGCGAGGCCATGACCGCCCACGAGGACACCCAATCCCAGAAGTCTTCGACGGCGTGCCCCTTGAGCCGGTACGTGCCGAACTGCGACGTGTCATTGATGAACCAGCGTGCGATCATCTCGTGCGACGACATGACCGACAGGAACTCGGCGTGGTTGCCCAGCTCCAGGTGGTCGTTCGGCGCTGGTGTCGCGCTGCACGCCAGCTTGTACGGGGTCACCGCGAACGCTTCGAGGATCTGCCGCTTGGTCGTGCCGCTGTAGGCCTTCAGGATCGAAGACTCGTCCAGCACGACCCCGCCGAACGCGTCCGTGTTGAACCGCCCGAGGCGCTCGTAGTTGGTCACGCACGTCCGCAGGCCCGCCACGGCGCCCGCGTCGGTGGCGTAGCCGACGCCGCCGAGGCCGCAGGCGCGTGCCTCCCGGACGGTCTGCTGCGCGACCGCCAGGGGCGCCAGGATCAGCACGGGCCGGCCGGTCTGGTCGGTGACCTGCCGGGCCCATTCGAGCTGGCAGCGCGTCTTGCCGAGGCCCGTGTCGAGGAAGAGGGCCGCGCGGCCCTGCCGGAGGGCCCACTGGACGGACTGCCGCTGAAACGGGAACAGGGGCGTCAGGATCGGGCCGGCCGCGAAGCCCGACGGCGTCGCCTTGACGGCCTTGCGCGCGATGAAGTCGAGGTAGTCCGTCACCGGCCACCTCCGATCCGCGACACCCACGCGACCTGATCGAGCCGGCCCCGGGCCCCGGCGGAGGCCGCCACACCCGTCCGCCGATCCAGCGGCACGCGATCGCACCACACCTCGAAGGCGTTGGCCGTGCTCGCGGGGTACGTGCAGACCACCCCGGCCCCGCGCTGCCAAGCGGCGTAGAGCGCCTTGCCCACGTCGGCCGCGTCCACGTGCGAGGCCGCGCCGGCGTAGCCGTCGAACATCCCGGGGTAGGGCGGATCGACGAACAGCACATCGCCCGGCCCCGCCTCGCGGACCACCTCGTTCCAGTCCCCACAGCGCAGGTCGGCCCCGCCGAGCACCTCGCCGGCGCGCACGAGCTCGCCGAGCGTCGGCCAGGCCGGGTTGGCCCGATCACCCCAGGGCACGTTGAAGCCCCCCGCCTTGTTCGTCCGGTACAGGCCGTTGAAGCCGGTGCGGTTCAGGTAGATCGTCCGCGCCGCGACCTCGACGCCCGTGTAACCCTTTGCCTGTCGGTCGTTCCACTCGCCGCGGATCTCGAGGTAGGCGTCCTTGTGCGTGCCCCGGGCGATCAAGGTCTGCAGGTCGGCGTGGACGGCCTGCGCGTCGTTCCGAACCTCCCAATGGCAGGCCATCAGCTCCGCCAGGGCGTCGTTCAGCACCGCCCGCGCGGGCGCGAGGGCGAAAAACACCGCCCCGCTGCCCATGAACGGCTCGAGGTAGCGCCCACCCGCGGCCATGCGCTCGCGGATCAGCGGCAAGAGGATCGGCGCCTCGCTGGCCTTGCTGCCGACCCACTTCAGGTAAGGCTTGGCCTCGCGGACCCCACCGACGTCCTCGCCGAGCGCCGCCGCGACCGCCCGATCGGCCTCCGACCGTAGCCGATCCACCTCGGCCAGCAGGCCCGCAAGCGCCGGCGGCGCCTCCGCCCCGGACCGGTCGATCCGCCGGAGCTGGGCCCGGACGGTGCGCAGGATCTCGTCCCAGCCGTCCCGGATCCCCGCGCTCTGCGCCGCCCGCGACAGCACCTCTGTCGCCGCAGAGACCGACGTGTCCGTCAGCGCCTCGAGGTCGAACAGCGCCAGGCCCACGTCCTGCCCGGGCCGGGCCGGGCCTTGCTTGGCCTCGGCGACCATGACCGCGACAAGCCGGCGGAACAGGTCGACGCGGGCCTTCGTCGTCCGGGCGACCTCGGCCAGGCGCGACTGGAACGCCGGCGACGCCCCGTCCCGCGCGGCCTGGCCGATCACCTCGGCGTAGTCGATCGGCAGCATCCGGCGCTGGACGTCCTCGCGCAGCCGCGGCGCCAGGAACGCCAGCGTCACGCGCCGATCCACATGCCCCGCCGTCCGGCAGCCGAACGCCCGGGCCACCTCGTCGGACGACTTGCCCGCCTCGAGGGCGCGGCGGTAGGCGTCCGCCTCCTCGATCGCGTCCATCGGCCGCGCCTTCAGGTTGCTACGGTCGGCGAGCTCCCGCGCTGCCTCCTCGGGGATCCCCCGGTGGACGACCGCGGCGATCGTCGTCTGCCCGGTGTGCTGGGCGAGAGCGGAGCGGTGAAAGCCCTCGAGCACGTAGAGGCGGGCGTCGGACCCTTGCCACACGTGGATCGGATCGTAGAGCGTCGCGCACCAGCCAGACGCCTCGCCGCGGGCCCTGCCCTCGGCCGCCATCGCCTCGATCACGTCCGGTCGGTAGACCTCGCTCCGCGGCTGGAACCTCGCGTCGAGCACGAGGTCTGCGACCGCCACGGTCTGGATCTCGGCGGTCATCGCTTCTCACCGAGCTGCATGATCACGTGGATGCCGGGGCCCTCGACCGGCGCGATCAGCACCGGCCGCTCGGGATCCCACACCTTGATCACCACCTTGCTCGAGCTGATCGCACCGAGCGCCTGCTTGAGGTACTTCGGCGACAGCCGGACGATCCGATCCTCGGACGGCGTGCCGAGGACCTCGGCGGTGATCATGTCCTCGCCGTCGCCGAGCACCGGGCTCGAGGTCGTGAGCTTCAGCGTCTGGGCGTCGGGGACGGCCAGAAACATCTTGCCCTCGTCGAAGATCCTGACGCGGTGGACGGCTTCCACGAGTTCGGCCACGCCAACGGTGATCGCGTGCGCCGGCACTCCCTGGGGGACGACGCGATGGAAGTCCACGCCGCAGTCGATCCGCGCCGCACGCACCACGTCCACGCCGCAGTGCACCTCCAGGTGCAGCGCGTCGGCGACGACCTCGACCACCTCACCCGCGGCGTCGGCGATCAGCGCCTGCACGGCGGGCAGGGCGGCCCGGGGGATCCCGATCGCCTCTGGCCGATCACCGGTGGCGGTGCCCGTGACCGTCGTATGCGCGAGGCGGTGGCCGTTGGTGGCCCAGAGTGCCAGCAGCCGATCTCCGCCGTCGCGGACGTGCACCGCCGACCACATCTCGTGGCCGTCGGTGGCGTGGGCGTAGACCACCTGCCGCAGCCCCGCGGCGAGATCCGTCGGCGCGGCGCGCAGGATCCGGGAGTCGGTCCCGCTCGGCGAAGGCCACGCCTCGGGCAGCGAGTAGGGGTCGACGACCTGGATCTTCATGCGCGCCCCCTGCCGCACCACGGCGGCCGGGACTCGGGATCCGTTGGAGTTCACCACCCGCTCGTTTCCGGAGTACTCGATCCGGATCGGCTCGTCTGAGAGGTGGGAGATCAGGTTGCGCAGGATCGCGGCGTCGAACACGACCCGGCCGGGGGCGTGCACCTCGGCCGGCACGATCGTCCGGAACGTGCACTCGTGCCCGCGGCCCTCGACCGTCAGCGAGGCGCCCGCCTCGATCAGCACGAGGAAGCCCGCGCGCGCCGCCATCTCGACGCCCCGACGCAGGGCGGATCGGTCCACTGTGATCTGCATGGCTGTCTGCATACTCACTCTCCAGTCCCTCTGAGATGTGAACCCCCGGGGGCCTTCGTAGGGCGGGAAGTCTGCCCCCGGGGGTTCACCTGGATCCGATCAGGCGTAGACCTGCCGGATCGCCTGCTCCACCTCAGCCGCCGACACGCCCTGCGGCGTGGCCCACGGCACGAGGCCGCCGATCGCCGCCTCGACGCTGTGCCCCTGGCTGCGCCAGGTCCGCGCGTGCCCCTGCACCAACTGCAGCACCGGGTTGGCCGGGGCCGCCGGAGCCGGGGCCGCCGGAGCCGGGGCGGGGGCGGGGGCGAGGGCCGGCGCCGCGGCGGGGGCCGCCGGGCTGGCCTGCCCGCCGAGGCGCGCCGGCAGCGGCAGGTTGACGAGCTGGCCGGGCACCGGCGACCACGCGACGATCACGTAGGTCTTGTTCGGGTCCCGCTTGCCCTGCTTCTCGTAGCCCTCGCCGAGCAGACGCAGCCCCTTGACGGGCTGGGCCGGCGACACCAGGTCTTCCATGAACTTGGACCACTCCTCCTGCGTCAGGGTGGCGTCGGTGGCGTCCGGGATCTGGCACTTCAGCAACGCCAGACAGAACGCCTTGGCGTCGCCCGCGCCCATCGAATCCTTGACGTCCACGAGCCACGACCGGCCCTCGCCGACCTGGTGCACGGGGGACTCGACCGTGCCAAGCTCCACGATCATGTAGACCGCGCCCTTCTTCGTCGGGTCCTTGGACACTCGCGCGAGCATCTCCTGGATCTCGAAGATGTGCCGGCCCTTGGCGATCGGCCGGCTGGAACCGCCGGGCGTCGCCTTTCCTGCCTCATCGAAGATTCCCATGCTGTTTCCTCTGTCCTTTCCTATGTCTCTGCCTTGCTCTCTGCCATCACTCAGCCGAGGCTCCCCCGGCCGATGTGTTCGTGATCTGTGACTCCAGGTGGCGGATCTCGAAGTCGAGATACTCCCGGGCCTTGTGCAGGTCCCGCAGTGCCGCCACCTCGGGCATCTCGCCTGGCGGGACCTTTCGGCCGGCGCGCCGCACGTACTTGACGACGTTGGCCAGAGGCCAGCTCAGGCCCCATGCGCGCACCGTCGGAGTCAGCTCCGGCCCGCCTGCGTCGTAGTAGGGCGACTGCGCCATTCCGGACGGTGAACGATGCCCCTTCTCGTCCGGTGTGCGCGCGCTGTGCAGCTGCGGGTCGAAAGCGACGGCCAGCGGCCGGCCGCACTCCGCGTCGCTTTGGACAGGGGCCTCTGTCCGGCCGCACTCCGCGTCGTGCATACCGTCGGTCGCCCCGCAGGACACGCAGTCGGTCCGGGTTTGCGTCGCCGCGTGCTGGCCCGTCACGATGCTCTGCGCCAAGTGCCGCCAGCAGTAGCCGTCCGGGCCCTCGGCCACGTTGCCGCAGTGGTCCGCGCGGCAGCCGGGCACCTCGCCGCGGGGGCTCTGCCACACCTGCCCCGGGGTCTTGTCGTCGCCGCTGCGGGTGCTCTTGCATGCACGGCAGGCGCTGCCCAGCTCTGCGCAGTTCGGACACGCCATGGTCAGGCCTCCTTGCTCCACGTCGCGAAGTTCAGCTTCTGCACATTCCCCGTCGTGTCCTCGATGTACCGCGCGTCACGACGTGCCGTCTTCAAGGCCTGTCGGAACGCCGCGGCGTGGTGGTAGACCCACACCTCCACCTCGTCGGCGGTCTGGCCCTGCCGGTGCGTCCGGCCCAGCAGCTGCTCCCACGTCTCGCCGGACGACGGTGGCTCCACGACCAGCTGCCGGCTCCAGGCCTGCAGGTTGCGGCCGGTGCCGTGCACGCGGATCGACGCCGCGCAGGTGTGCGGCCGGTCGGCCGGGATCTCGACGCCCTGCCCGTAGACAGGCAGCCCGAGCAGCCGGAGCGCCTCGCCCACCGCGCGCGTCTCGTACCAGAGGATCACCGGCATGGGCTTGCCGGTCTCGTCCACCTGCGCCCGGGCCCAGGCCGCCGCGTGCTCGACCAGGTACGTGTCGATCCAGTTCCACACCGTCGGCGGCGCCGGCTTGTGCTTCTGCCCGTGCCAGCCGACCCAGGCCCGCTGGATCGAGTCGAGCTTGCGGCCCTCGGCGTCCGCTTCCCTCACCTCGCGGGCCACGTGGTTCCACACCAGAAGCGGGCTGTCGTAGCCCGCGCGGCTTCGGTGCTCGAGCTCGGCGCGCACGTGCCGGTGCCAGTCGCGTCGGGCCTCGAGCCAGAGCCAGTCGACCTTCCCCTCGGGCCAGACCCACCTGTAGAAGAACCCGGCCGTCAGCTGCCGCGCGATCCGCCACCGCGTCGCGTCATCGGGGATCGGATCTCCCTGCGGATCACACTGGTCGGACTCAACGTGATCGAGCGCGTCCACGATCTCGCGCGGGACCGCCAGGTCCTCGATCGTGTGGATCACCAGAGAGCAGCCGATCGATGTCTCGTCGGTCATCACCACGCCCGGGGCGGTGCGCAGCCGACGCTGCAGCGCGCGCCGGGCCCAGGACTTCCGGTCCTCGCCGCGCAACCACTCGCCGCCAGGCTCACCGAAGGCGTCCAGCACCGGCCGGACCTGCGCCCACTCCGCTTCGCCCGGCTTGCCGTCGGCGTCGAACGCCTCGGCCCAGGCGTCCACGTGGTGCTGGTCCCGCGGGACCGGCGACAGATGCCGCAGCGCCAGCTCGGACAGGTGCGCGTAGTCCCGGACCGACTTGCTGGTGATCGTCCCCGACAGCGCCACGAACCGGACCTGGGGGTGCGACTGCATGAAGCGGATCACCCGCTTGGTCCGCGCGCTCGTCTGGTGCTTCAGCGCGTGCGCCTCGTCACACACGAGCGCCAGGCCCCCGCTCTGCCGGTCGGTCACGAACCTCTTGGCCAAGTCCTCGAGCAGCCGTGTCGACTCCGGCCGAGACAGCGTCGAGTAGCTGCGGATCATGGTCGGGACCATCCGGAAGTGATCCTTCCAGTGATCAAAGTCCCGCAGCATCTGATCGACCACGCCCGCCTTGGTCAGCACGAGGACCGCCGAGACACCGAGGACTGTGCCCGCCAAGAGCGAGACCAGAGTCTTGCCATGGCCGACGCCGATCGGCGCGAGCAGCCCCCCGCAGGCCCGGATCGCCGCCAGTGCCTCGGACTGGATCGGCTTGAGCGTCGCCGTGCTGCCCGGCTTGCGCAGCTCCGCCGTCAGGTCCACGCCGGCGAACGACACCTGCGGCACCAGCACGCACCGGTGCGTCTCCGTCCGGGCCTGCGCCTCGAGATCCGCCGCCGACGGCAGCCGGACCGGCGCCACCACGGCCCGCACCGGCAGCGGCGGGGGCGGCGGAGGCGGCGCGACGAGGCGCAGGCCGGGGGAGAGGGGCGTCACGGGATCAGGCCTCCTGCTCGGGACGCTTGCCCGCCTTGGAAAGCTTGCCCGCCTTGGAGGGCTTGATCCGTCGGCCGCGGGGCTTGGTCGCGCCCTCGACCTCGCGCAACTTCCGGGCCGTCAAGGCCAGGCGATGCGCCATGTCCTCGGCCTCGCGGGCCGTGAGCCCCACGCCCTCGAGCGGGCGGTCGAACGCCAGCACCACGTGACCCTCGCGGATCGCGATGGCCCAGCGGATCGGCTGCTGCCGGAGCTGCGTGGTCGGAGTCGGCGTCGGAGTCGGGGTCTGCTGCTCGTGCATGTCAGACCCCCTGTCCGATCAGGCGCAGGTCGATCACTTCCATGTCGCCGCCGAGCGACGTGATCTGGTCTGCGACCGCACACATGACAGCCGTCGCCTGCTGCGACGTGCCCTCGAAGACCTTGGCGATGTTCCCACCGCCCGTCTCGATGTTGCGGACGAGGACGAGCACACCAGGCTGTCTGCCGTGGTACCCGAGCGACCACGGCAGCCGAGCGCAGTCGTGGATCGTGGCGTCCTGAGCGATCACGATCACGTCAGCCTCCGATCCCGCTGAAGTTGATCACGTCAGCAAGTCCCGTCTTGGCGAGGCGCGAGATCAACTGCAGCTGTACATCCCGAATGTCCTGCGGAGACCCGTCGAATACGAGGTGTGTCGTTTCAGGCACCTCCAGTCCGGCGGCGTACACGTAAAGCATGAGACGTCCGAGGCGGTCAGTGGCCAGCTTCCAGGGCTTGTCTGCCGTGTCGACGATGTCGTACTTCTGTGTAACGAGCAGCACGTCAGCCTCCGATCCGCTCGACCACGAGGGCCGCGCGCGGCAGGAGGATCTCGGCCGCGGCGTCGCCGAGCGGCAGGCGCCGATCGATCACGAGGTGCGCCGGCAGCCGCAGCGTCCCCGCGTCGAGGTCGCGCTGCAGGTAGCCCAGGACTCCCCGCTCGCCCTTCTTGTAGTCGGGGAGGCTGTAGTGCGGGACCTGGAGCTCCCGGGCGACGGCGTCCGCGTACGGCGCCAGCACCTCGTGCAGGTAGGTCACCGCCGTCCGCCGCGGGTGGCAGTCGAGGTAGATCACCGTGCCTCCGATCGCGGCGGTGTTGTCGAGGTCGTTGCCGGTGCGCGGCAACGGCGCCGGAGGCGCGGCGGGCGGAGCAGCGGGCTGCGGCGGCGCGGCCGGGGCCGGTGCCTGGACGGCAAGCTGGGCCGGCGCGGCCGGGGCCTGGACGGCCGGGGCGGGCTGGGCCGGTGCCTGGACGGCGGGCGGCGTCGGCACCGAGGGCGCGGCCGGGACCGGACCGGCGCCCCCGCCCACCTCGCCACCCACGAGGATCGAGGCGATCAGCTGGGCGTCCTCGAGCAGCTCCGCCCGGGTCTGGCCCTTGGCGGGCAGCTTGCTGGCGCCGAGGTAGTAGGCCTTCTGCGCCGGGTCGAGCTTCGCGCGGAGCTCAACGACGCACTCGAGAGCAGAATCCTTGCGGATCCCGGGCAGCCTCTCGTTGCGCCACTTGCCGAGGATCTCGTGGTCCGGCAGGCGCGGATCGCGCGCGCTGCCTTTCTTGTCGTCCTCCCCCTCCTGCGCGACGGCCGGGTCATCCATCGGCGTTCCGTCCGGGGGGTTGATCAGGCCGCCAGGGACGGGAGATGCCGGCCCCGCCGCAGCGGCAGGTGCTGCCGGGGGCGCCATCGGGGCCGGCGAGGGAGCGGCCGGAGGCGCCGCCGGCTGCGGGACGTTCGTCGGGACCGGCGCTGCGACAGCCGGCGAGGGCACTGCGACAGCCGGCGAGGGCACTGCGGCAGCCGGCGTCGCGGGACCGTAGACCTCGTCGACGATGGCCACGATCTCAGCGCCGGGGATATGCATCTCGTGATGCATGTTGGCCACCCACGTGAGTAGCCCCTCCAACACGGCGCGGCGGTCGTGCCCCGCGGCCTTCCACTGCTGCGCGTGCGTCCGCACCTCGGCACGAACGCCGGAAGCGACCGGCGCAGCCGGGGCCGGGGCGGCCGGGGCCGGCGACGTCTGCGCGGGAGCAGGGGCCGGGGCCGGCGCTGTCTGCGCTGGCTGGCTCGCGTTCAGCGCATCTTTCAGCGCCTCTCCCGCAAGCGGGGCAGCGGGCGGCGCAGGGGCCGCCGGCGCCGGGCGCAGGAACGGGTTGCTCGGGGTCGTCATGGTGTCTCCTGTGATCGAAGTGGAAGGCATGGCCGCGGCAGCCGCCCGGCCGAAGATCGATCCGGCGCCCGCCAGGTGGGCGCAGAGGTCTCGCCGAGGGCAGCCGCCGTAGTCGCCGCAGGCCTCGAGATTGCCGGCCACCTCGCCGGGCAGCGCGATCCGCGAGACCTCGGCCATGGCGTCCAGGCTCGACGCGATCCCGCGCAGGCCTGCGAGCAGCCCGTCCGGCGTGAGCACGGTCTGGCAGGTGTCGGACTTGTACGGCTTCGTCGTGCGCAGGTAGAGGTGCTGGAACCGAACGTGCCGTAGCCAGCCCGGCTGCACAACATATCCGTGGAACAGCGAGTCGCCGAGGCGGAGGGCAGGGAGTTTTCGTCCGGCGAAGTACTCCGCCGACACTGTGCCGTAGACGATCGCCTGGACGTCCTGCTGCAGGTCCTCGGCCGTCCGCATGTAGCGGAAGTCGCTCAGCGTCTTGTAGTCGACCACCCTGCCCGGCATGTAGACGCCCGGGCTGAGCGGCGTCGGCAGGTCGATCCGGTCGATCTTGCCGATGATCGGCCGGGCCAGGGGCAGATCTGCGCTGCCGCGCAGACAGAACGCCGCCTCGACCCGATCGGCCGGCACCGTTCCCGGCAGCGGCAGGTGATGCAGCGCCGCCGACGCGATCGCCCCGGCCTCGTCGCCGCCCGGCGTCACACCGTCGCGGGTGTACCGCTCGATCACCGCGTGGACGTCAGTGCCGAGCTGGGCACTCGGCCGCGTCGGCTCCTCGAGCTTGCCGACGCTGCGGAACCACCACCGCCTCGGACACCGGCGGAACGTCGTGATCTGGCTCGCCGATGCCATGCGCCACGGCTTGGGCTGGATCGAGGCCAGGATCTCCTCGGGGGGTCGGGTGTCGGTCGGCGCGGTGCCGGCGGCGGCGGCGAACACGGACGTGGTACCGACGGGCTGCGCGATGCTCATCCCGGCCACCTGTCCGTGTGTGCGAGGTCCAGGTAGATCTCGACGTGCTTGCCGAGGGCCAGGAACGCCGCGCCGTCACCATGCAGCGCCGCCAGTCGCGCGCTCGCCGCGTAGTACCAGGCCCGGGCGGGGTAGCCGGCCTTCCGGTTCGGCGCGTCGAGCATGCGCGCCCGCGCGGCCTCTCGCAGGGCCTGGCAGGCGTCGACCTCGGCCACGCAGGCCAGTCGGGGAGCCGCGGCGATCACGCGGACTCCTCGACCCGAAACGCCTTGACAGCAGCGGTCACGGCGTCGGCAAAGCGCTCGTTCTTCGCCCGCAGCTGCACGATCTCGTGCGCCTGCTTGGACGTCTTCGTCATGGCGGCGGTCGCCTGCTCACGGTAGCGGCACGTCTCCGCCCACGCGTCGTCCGCTTTCCGGTTCAGCCGCGCGATCTCGACGTCCTTGGCTCGGCACTCCTCGCAGTCGTCGCCGCCCTCGGCCTCGTCAGCGCGAGCCGTCGCGGCGTCGGCGGCCACAGCTGCAACGTCGCGCGCCTCGCGGATCTCGCGCACCGACTCGGCCAGGTCGTAGAGCGTGTTCCACTGCTCCTGGTCGCCAGCGGCGCGGAGCTCGGCCGCCCACTGGTGAAGGATCTCGTCGGGCTTGTCGTAGCGCATGGATCGCTCCTGCAACCGCCGAACGGGTTACTGGCTCAAAGGAGGACGGTCCGGGACTCGAACCCGGCAGCACGTTGTGTCACCCGACACTCACCGCCCTTGGCGCGGGGCCTCGCACCCTGCTCGGCACCTGCCGTGCTGCGCCCGGAGCGCCCCGGGCCGGCCCCGCAAGGTGACGAGCGGCAGCGTCCGCATTGTTGTTAATCAACGAACTCACCCGAGACTCCTGCCGTGAGATCACGAAATACGTCCATCGCTGACGCAATGAACGCGGCAGCGACCTGCGGGACTATGGCATTTCCGTAGGCGCGAAGTGTCCCCACTCTGGTGGGAGCCCCATCAGCCACCGGGCATGTTCCGGGTTCAAGTGCGCGAGCCTTTCCATCTCGACAGAGCACCCACTCTGCATCAGCCCAGAAACCCTGCGTCGCCGCCTGTTCTCGTCGTATGTCATCAAGCCGCTGAGCGTATCCGGCCGAGGTCCATTGCCCTTCGCTCGTCCGTCGATGGCACGCGGTGTCGGATATGGCGCCACCTTCACCTGTGTGCGGAGCCTCTGGTGATGGAACGGCACCTTCTCGCCTGCGGCCCACCGATCCGCCATCTCGTCGGAGCCCCTGCGGCCAGCATCGTCCCTCGTCGGCGACAGCCACGAAGAACAGCCGTTGTCGGATATGCGGGGCGCCCACGCTCGCAGCGCACAGATCGGCCGCCCCGCAGGCGTAACCCACTCCTTCCAAGTCAGCCGAAACAGCGTCGAACCACGCCCTTCCAGCCGGGCTCGCAACCTGCTCTCCAAAGACGACTGGAGGGCGGCACTCGCGGATGAGCCGGAACCATTCGGGCCAGAGGTGGCGTTCATCGTCTGTTCCCCGCCCCTTACCGGCGACGCTAAAAGGTTGGCAGGGGCAGCTTCCGGTCCAAACCGGAACGTCATCTGGCCATCCGGCGAGGCGCAGGGCGTGGGACCAGACGCCGATTCCGGCAAAAAAGTGGGCTTGGGCCGCCGCATGAACGTCCTCCGGTTGCACTTGGTGGATGGTTCGATCGTCCACGAAACCGGGGACAACGACCCCGGCCGATTGCAGGTTTTCGAGCCACCCGCAGGCGAACGGATCAAGCTCGTTGAAGTAGGCCCCGCTGTTAACCACGATGACCTCCTTCAGCGCTGTTAACCGGATTGGGCGCGGTTGAACCGGACCCGAGCTTCCGCCTGGCCGGTCGGCAGGCGTCGCACAGGTCACCATCGGGAGCCCCAGAGACGCTCCACCCGGCACGGGCAAGCTCGGTGCGCACCTGATGTGCGTACTTGCGATCCCTGCCAGAACCGCAACTTACGGCTTGGCCGCAGCCATCGCACACGATCTGGGCCGCGATACTCATGCCGCCGCTCCGTTAACCACGGCCGCTGTTAACCGCTGAGTCATTCAGGAATGCCTCCCCTCCTGGCTGGTCACAAGGTCGTTGAATGGACATCGTCGCGAATTGGGCGTAGCCTGGCCGCTCAACTGCTGGAGGTGCCCATGCGAAGACTCATTGAAATCGTCACGCTCTGTCTGTGTTGCTGGCTTTCGCTCGCCAGTGCCAAGGACGACGCATCGGACAAGATCCA